AAAAACACAAACAAGCTTATTAGAATATTGTGAATAGCAGGAGATGGAAAGAGATGCAAATGAAATGTCATAGGTGTGATAGATTATTCACACCAGTAGGGTCAGAAAAGCATTGTCCTGATTGTATAGCAGGAAAGCCAATACCAAAGAAGAGAACAGTAGCTGAGGTAAGGGCAGAAATAAGAGCGAAGCGTGATGCGGAAGAAGCAAAGAAATATAAGTACGAACGGTACTGTATATGTTGCGGTAAGAAATTCTATACAAATAAAACTAACCGAGTAATATGCAGTGATTATGATTGTGAAGAGAAAATGCGTATAGAACGGTTGCAAACTAATAGAGCAAAATACAGAGCCAATGCAAAACAGAAGAAGGGGAAATGATCCATGTTAAAGAAAGATAAGAATAAATGGTGCTGGGTCGATGACTACGGAAATGCAGGTGACCCACAAGATACAATACAAGAGGCTATCGATGATCTTATGGAGTGGGAACCTGATTTAAGAGAGATATGGCTCACAGATGAATATGAACGAGTTGTGAGAATAGGACATCCTAATTATTACACTCCAGAAGTTGATGCAGAACGAGTGATTGAAGACATTATCAATTATGATATTGATGATGAAATAGCTGAGTGGGCTTGTGATTATTTATCAAATGTTAAGACTGAATATCTTGATGAGCTAAGCGCAGCTTTAACAAAGGTATTCCGTGCATGGGAAAAGAAACATGGCTATGAAAATACAGGTTATGTAGTTTTAGAAACAAAATCGTATCCAGTTGATAGCAATGGAAAACTTATTGTGGTGTAAGTATTAATATGAAGATAAAAATAGAAGGCTTATTATAGGTGAAAAATTATGGATACAATAGAGTGCATCAATAATAATATAGAGGCCCAATTAAGAGGGGGAAAAATAAGAAATCTTAATTGGGATAAAGTGGCAAAACATATTTTAGAATATGGACCTAATATAATGGTATATGCTGGTATTAATGAGACTGGGATAATACATGTGGGGCTATATATGATCATGGGGAAGTAATCCATGATGATGCCTATGTAACTAGTACATGGGGAACGCCAAGCATCTTTACATATGTAGAAGGAAAAAACAAAAAGATTGATGGTGGGGATGAATACTTTATATATGCAGATGAACATATACATGATTGGACAGAATCAGCGTTGAAAATCGTACAAGGGAAATAGTACAAAGTGCTTGATGCGGGAGGTAGCCATTGACTGAACAGGAATTAATAAGACAAATAACGACTATTGCAGCTAAAACAGCAATAGAAGAATATAGAAAGGAAATAAGTAGGAATGAAAAGGAAACGATAGATACTCTTAGACACAACACAATGAAGCTATTCAAACACTACAATAAGTTAAAGACTTATGTGGAGAATAGTATATCTGACTCCTCACAAGCCAAAGACTTATGGCTAGACAAGCTGTTAGGGGAGATGTTTGATGATGACAGTAAAGTGATGGTTAAGTCAATCATAAGAAGTAAGGAACAAACAGAACTTATGATGCGGCACATAGATAACATGATTGATATCTATGATGAGCGTTGTAAATGTCGTAGAGTGAATTATTGTGATTGCGTTAGACGATATTATATTAACGGCGAACAATTGAAAGACATTGGCAGTTCATTAGATCCTAATGTAGATGAACGAACAGTACAACGTTATATCAAAAGAGGATTGGAAGAGATGTCCATTCTTCTGTGGGGATTAACCGGGATTAAAAGTAAATTGTCGTAAAAGTGTCGTGGACGTGTCGTAATGATAAAGATATAATGATAGTGTAAGTAAATATGGAATGAAGAAGAAATAAAGGCACCCACAATAATTAGTGGGTGCTTTTTATGTGGAGATGCAAATGAAAAGAGCAAGGCATGAATGCAGGTATCCTGGATGTCATGAATTAACAACAGATAGATATTGTGAAAAGCATAAAGTTAAGCAAGATAATACAAGACTATCTGCACATGCTAGAGGATATACCTCTAAATGGGATAAAGCTAGGAAAGTATTTCTTGCGGAACATCCAACATGTGAATGCGCTGAATGCAAGGCATCAGGCAATCCATTGGCAGCGAATGTAGTGGATCATATCATTCCTCATAGAGGAGATATGAGATTGTTTTGGGATAGAAACAATTGGCAAGCTATGAATAAACGCTGTCATGATAAGAAAACAGCAAGAGAGAATGGCGGCTTTGGTAATATGGCTAAACGATAATGATAAATAGTGAGAATACCCCCCTGTTTAAAAATGTTTGGGCATTGAAAACCCAGACCGTGTGGCTCCTTTCTTCGTAAAAAGTTCGTGAAATAAACTATTTCTGAGAAACGAAAATTTTATAGGCAATGAAAAGAGGTGAAAAAGTAGTGGGCCGAAATGCAAAACCTATAGATTTAATCATGGCTGATGGGAACAAACGACATTTAACAAAAGCCGAAATTGAACATAGAAAAAATACAGAAATACGTTTTGGAAATGATAAATTAGTATGTCCAAAACATATAAAAAATGACAAAATTGCATATGCAAAATGGAAAGAATTAATAAGGCTATATAAAGATTTTGATTTTGTAGCATCTGGAGATGTTGGAATGCTCGGCCGCTACTGTATGGCCTATAGTGAGTATATGGATTTACTAGAACGTAGGACAACGGTATGTCAGTTGATGCCTAAAGTTGACGATGATGAGAATGAAATAATTAAAGATCAATTAGACGCCGGGAATGTACATCCAAAACGTATTCAGAAGATGATAGAGAAATATGAATATATATTATCATTTGGTGGAATAATTTCATTAGATAAGGCCATTAATGCGAAGATGGATGCATTGGTTAAAATGGAAGATAGATTATTCTTGAATCCATTGGCTAAAATTAAAAATGTACCTAAGAAACCACCAGAGGAAGAAAAAACAGAATTAGATCAGAATGGATTTGGTGATATATGACAATAAAGGAAGAGTTAATACAATATGCTAAAGACTGTATTAATGACACCAAGCATTGTTGCCAGAAACATAGATGGGCATGTGAAAGATTTCTGAGAGATATAAGCCGTGAAGGAACGGATGAATTCCCTTATATCTTTGATGATGCAAAAGCAGAGAGATTTTATAAATGGGCAAGTTTACATAAGCATACTAAAGGAGTGCTAGTAAATACGCCCATTATTTTTACGCCAATACAACGCTTTATATTTGGTAACATTTATGGATGGGTTCATAAAGATACTGGGTACAGAAGATTTACAAAAGCATATTGGCAAGTAGGAAGAAAAAATGCAAAATCTCAATCATTAGGTCTAGTTGGTGATTATGAATTAATGGCACTTGGTGAAGATAATTCGGAAGTCTATATTGGTGCGACTAAAACACTCCAGGCGAAAATCATTTATAATGAAGTAATAGCAATGCTTAAAAAATCAAGTGCTTTATTTAAAGGCAAATGGAAAGAAGCATATAGTACGATTGTACATATTAAAAGTAATTCAATAATGCGTGCATTGTCTAAAGATGATGGAAAAACTGGTGATGGTTTAAATCCACAATGTGGACTGATTGATGAATATCATGCGCATCCAACAGATGAAATATTAGAAGTCATTAAGACAGGTATGATTGCACGGCGACAACCTTTATTATTTATTATTACAACAGCAGGTAATAATTTAGGTGGGCCTTGCTATAGAATTGAATATCCATTAGTAAGTAAAATCCTAAATCCGGATATCGAGTTTGATATACCGGATTATTTTTGTATGGTTAATGAATTAGATCGAGATGAAGAAGGGAATCTGATTGATGACATAAACGATGAAGAGTGTTGGATAAAAGCCAATCCAATTGCAGCTACATATGAAGTAGGATTAAAGAATATCAGAAGTAATTATATGTCAGCGATAGAAAGCCCAGAAAAGATGGTGTCATTTATGACTAAGAATATGAATATATGGGTTAAACAATCAGCGCAGTCATATATTGATATGGCAAAATGGAAGGCACGAGGAAGATTAAATGAGGACTTTGAAAACGATTTAGGAATATCACTGTATGGATATGATGCATATGTAGGTATTGATGTATCAAAAACAATTGACCTTACAGCCGCTGGGATAGTAATCCCAGTAGATATTAATAACAGTAAGAAATTTATTACTTTAGCACATGGTTTTATACCAGAAGAAACAGTACAAACAAAAGAACGAACAGATAAAATCCCATATAGACTTTGGAGTGAAAGAGGATGGCTAACAATTACTCCAGGTGAAATTGTTGATTATCGGTTCATGACTAAGTGGATTGAAGAAACATTAAATAAATATGGATTAAATATTAAAGATGTTTGTTATGATCCATATAATGCTACTCACTATACCCAAGAATTAGAGTCAAATAAAGGATGGGGAATTGTAGAAATCAGGCAAGGTATTATTACATTGTCAGAACCTACAAAGTCATTCAGAGCAGAAACATATCAAGGCAATATATTGCACCCAATTAATGATTTACTAGATTGGGCAATTAGTAACGCTGTAACAAAAGTTGATGCTCAAGAAAATATTATGTTAGATAAGGCAAAAAGCACTGAACGTATTGACCCAATAGCAGCCATAATAAATGCATATACAAGGGCAAAAGTAGCCGCTGATGATGATTTAAGTATGTACATAATGAGTGATGAGTTTAGTCTATAGGAGTCGTAATGAAATATATAAAAATAATTGGAAGTATAATTGATGACCTACTATTTACAATAGGGGCCATCTTTTTTTGCATCGGTGGATTTATGATCCATACGATAGTAGGCATATATAGTGTTGCGTTGGCCGCCTGTGTACTTGGATATATCATTGGAACGGCATACCATGTTGAAAGAAAAGGAACGAGGGATAGACCCTATGGAGAATAGGAAAGGAGACATAACAATTGATACTAAGAAAGTTCATTGAAAAAAGGGATGGCTACATGCAACCTAATCATGTTGATGCGGATTCAATTATAGATTTCTTAGGAACATCAACAAATAAATTTATGCGGGTAAGTGATGTTATAAAAAACTCAAATGTATTTGCCTGTGTCAGCATCTTGGCAGATGATTTAGCAAAACTCCCAATCCATACATATTATGGAGATGGAGATAGAACAAAAGGGATGAAGCATCCTGTAGCAGAATTGTTATATACAAGGCCTAACCATTTAATGAGTGCATTTACATTGAAACAAACATTACAAATGCATGTGGGATTGTATGGAAATGCCTTTGCATTTATTGACTGGGGAAATGATGGATTTCCCAAAGCAATATGGCCATTAGAACCATCATCTACTGTTCCATATTTGGATGTAAAAACTGGGCGATTAACATATCAAACACAAACATTACAAGGTGAAACAATTACATTACAACCATCTGATGTACTGCATTTTAAAACAATGGCTAGAGATGGCATTGTAGGCAAAGCACCATGGAGAACATTGGTTGATGAATTACGAGGGCAGAATTCAACGAAAGAATTTATCAGCAATTTCTACAAGAATGGAACACTAGTGTCAGGTGTATTGCAGACAGATTCAAAAATCAATCAAGAAGCAAAGGATAAGTTGAGAAAAGATTTTGCAAGCCGGTATGCAAGTCCAGATAATGCTGGTAAAACAGTTGTATTGGATATGGGCTTAAAATTTCAGACCATAGGTATGCAGCTTGATCAAGCACAATTTATTGAGACGCAAAAATTTGGGATTAATGAGGTGGCTAAAGTGTATCGGGTGCCGCCTCATAAATTAGCACAACTAGATAGAGCAACCTATGCAAATGCGGAAGCAATGGGGCTTGAATATATCAAGTCAACACTGCTTCCTATTTTTATGCAATGGGAACAAGAACTAAACTACAAACTATTTACCAAAATAGAACGGCAACAATATTATGTAAAGTTTAATGCTGATGCGGAACTTCGAGGAGATAGTAAGTCTAGGGCTGAATACTACACAAAGATGATTCAGACTGGGGTATACACACTAAATGAAGTGAGAGCCATGGAAGAGCAAAAGCCTATGAATGATGGCATGGGTGATAAGCATTTTATATCTCTAAATTATACGACTACCGATAATTTGGAGAAATTACAACTGGCAAAAATTAAAGCTGGTGAAGACTTAACAGTGAAAGGAGGTGAAGGGAATGGACAAGGAACGGAGAACACTTCAGACAAAGATAGAAATCCGGAAGGTGGAGAATGATAACGGTGAGTTACCATATATAGAAGGTTATGCATTGAAGTTTGGAACCCGGTCAGAAAATATGGGTGGCTTTGTGGAAATGTTATCTAAAAACTGTTTGGATAATACAGACATGAATAATGTTGTTGCTTTGTATAACCATGATGAAAGTTATCCATTGGCACGTAATACTGTGCCATCAGGGGCGGGGGCCTCTGGGGTTAAAAGTGCTGCAACCGGTTTGTTTTTTTTATTAAATTAATGCATTTAAATAGATAATTTGTTATAATATTAAAAGTATAAATATAAAAAGGAGATTTTGAAGTGGGATTAAAAA